TTTTAACCCAAGGTAGTTCATCACCTTCTGCACGGGGGAGGAATCGAATAGTGGCCGTACCATTACCTGCTTTGTCAGCTACTAGCTTCCAAAAGCGATCGTCTTGGTAGGATTTAGTTTCGGATTGCGGATTAGCAATCTTATCAAATTCAGCAGAGATTTTGCCGAAGTCTTGATTACGCATTTTACGAAGTGTATTAATATCCATTTGTATTTCCTTTATGTTTACGTTGTGTTTGCGAAGTATTGTCGTTATATTCATAATCTAAATCATCGGAATCTTCATACTCATCGTAATCTTCTTCCTCTGACCAACTATTTATAACGCGCATTCCTCTTCCGGGAATGTTTCTAGAATGTTTTGCAGGTTTATTTTTGCGACGATCCTCATCGTCGTACTTATTGATAGTGCGGCCCATATTAAAGCTCAAAGAATTTCATTCCTAAAATTGTTATAGATTGATTCTATCTTAGTTTTGTCGTACTTTACAAATTTTTTTATCTTATTCAAGATTCTAAGTTGATCGCCCCAGACTAAGACTAATGGTTCCCACTTTGGGAGAAAGTTTTCAAAATCATTTAGAATAACAATTGTTTCTAAATGAATGTGTCCACCTACATACATCTTAAGTAATTCTGGTACATAATTATCTATACAAAATAAGTCTTCATATGATTTCCCGTTGTCTTCAATATACTCACGAATATGATCTAGTTGACGTTCAAATGTGTATGAACGAGATTCTTTTCGCTTTTTCCAAGTCTCGTAATTCTCGTCTGATTCACCAGAATATACGACGTTCTTATTACCATAGCCAATATTAGAAACAAAGTACTCAATCAGTTCTCGTGGAGTATTAAATTTGTTTCCAAGTTTCTCAAAGAGAAACCTATCATTACGTTTTTCAAATGTTTCACGTGAACCACTCACTCTTCCATTCGTTTCAAACACATCATAACGATCTGTTGTCAAATGTAGTTTGATTGCCATAAAGTATTTGTAAGTCTCAAAAGCACCGATCATGCTTTCCAGTCCTTAATTGCTATAACACTAGCAACCTGTTCACAGATTCTATCATACCATTGCACAGCATCTTCTTCATAATCAAATCGAGGACTTAATTCACTTCCATCCTCTTCGTCAACCCAATAATAAATTTGATTGACATCATCAATTGTAAGTCTCATTTTAATCGTCCAGTTTTTCCACGATAATTTGATCACCCATATCTTCACCGAAAGACATGTTCTTATGATGTACTTTAACCATTCCTTTTCGAGCTAAGGATTCTATTGCAATAAGAGTTATGAGATGATTAGTACGTTGATGTATTAGATCTAATGTGCCTGATTCTAAACCTTCTGCTGCAGATAACATTTCAGCAATCAATAACAATTCTTCAAAATGAGGATGGTTTTCATCATTGCATACTTCAATTAATTCCTCTAAAGAAGAATCAGATAGACCAGCAATAAAATCACCAACTGGCATATATGGATTACTTAACAAATCAGCAGCGAGTAATCTTGTAACGGGAAGCATGTCTTTCTGATCTAAAACTCTAGCATAATTGACATGAAATGTCATGTCTTCATCTTCTTCATTCATTCCAATTCTCCGTCTGTATAAATTTCTTTTCTTGTACAGTCACTTCTTTAAATAGTTTTCGAGGATTTCCGCATAAAACACAACCAGGTTGACCGCAATCCATTGCGTGGTGTTTAGACATTCTGTGTGGCTCTTTAATTGCTTTATCTTTATCAGTTAGTCCATGTGCTTTAGCAATCTTTACTTGTTTAGCAATGGCTGATTCTTCTTGATGAAGACGTTTACTATGCTTTTCTTTTGAGCGTTCATCACTCATACTACCTCCTAAATGTCTAGGGTTGCTTGCTTGGGCAATAGGTTTGCCTCTCGCATATCTCTTTCTATCTTATCTTTAAGCGTTTTATTAATGAGTCCTTTAATATCGTCGGGTTCTAGAAAATTCTCTTCACAATATTTTAGCACTGCATCCATGTGAGAGATACGATGTTTCTTTGATAACTCCTCTATATGAAGAGAAAATGCTGACGCGCCTTTAAACATTTAAGCTTTCTTTAAGTAGTATTCTGCTGTTTTAATTGTTTGGCTAATATCACTATATTCTTCATGCTTAACATGATAAAGCTTCCACACTGGATCTGTTCTAGATGAATTATTCATCTTTTCGTCAAACATGTCTAGATACTTATTAAACCAACGATCAAGCTTAGAACGTGAGTTAATAAGTTCTACGTAAATGTCTTGCAACTTTTGCCGATCGTTAAATGTATGAGCCATTACGATATCTGATTCAATTTGTTTGCGATTCATAGTTTATTATATACCATTTATGTTTAAAAGTAAATTAGCCACGACGCATGCGCGCCATTTCTTGAGCCTCATCAGTGCTGAACACTGGAACAGCATTTGACTTGTGCAAGGTACCAATACCAAGCATTTTATCACCAGTATATTGCATACGTGGTTTTGAGGAAGCAATACCTTCGCCAGTATTCAAACTTGGAATCTTAGGTGTTTCACGAATGAATGGTTTTGATGTTAAGAGTGAAGACACTGGAGCACCAGTAAGCTTTTTAGTGGGAGCATATTTTTTGACAAGTGCATCCCATTCAGCAGCGAGTTGACGCTGAGCTGCATTAGGCTTTTTAGGTTTACGTTTTGGGATTGAAGTGTAAATCATCGAATGAGTTCCTGTATTACAAATTTAGCTTCGGACACTGAACGACACACATCATTGTTTACGCTGATGTGCTTAAAGTGTTTGATCTTTACTTCAAATGCTGGGACACGCAGAGTTACAAACTCTGGAGTTTTAATTTTTTCGGCACGGAAACCCGTAGCGAAAAACAGGGTATCGCGAAGTTCGTCACCTGCGATTTTTCGTTGAAAGTGTACATTTGCCATAGGTATATTATACCACAATTACGAATTAATGTAAACAGTTATTTTGGTCCGGCGTAGAGGAATCGAACCTCTATAATGACTTTAGAAGAATCATGTCCTATCCGTTGAACGAACGCCAGATAGTTGTATTATATCAAATACACGAATTATTGTACAGGCTTTTTTCTGGCCGGCTTTTTGACCACTTTTCTAGCCGGTTTCTTAGCTTCAGGCTTTTCTGCCTTTTGAGCCATTTGCATTTTGTGATTCAAGCGTTTAACTACTTCTTCGCCATCCATCCAAATGTCTTTATTTTCTAACATAGCTTTTATTTCATTGTCATTCATGAAGTCTTTATAAATTTCCTTCATTAGACGCTCAGACCATTTACGCTCATGTTGAAGTTGGTCAATCATTTCGCCACCTTTTCCAAATACTCCACCAGAATAATTATGGAACATAAAAATGGAATGAGGAGTAACTTCAAAGTTATTGCAACATAAGAAAATCATAGTTGCTGCAGACATGCATGCACCTTCTACAGAAGCTATAACAGTAGCTTGAGTATCAGCTAAAACTCGCATGAATTGTATAGCAGTGAATAAATCACCACCAATACTATTAATATAAATTTTTATGATGTCTGTTTCATCTGCATGTCGAATAGTATCAAACCATTCCACATAATTGTCTGCAGTATCTATTTCTTCAGTAAGATAAAACTCGTAGAGATTGGCGATTGGCTTACTCGGGAAAAATCCATTTGAATGGATCTTAGGTTTTCCAATTTCTAATGTTTCAGCCATTTTAATCTCCAATGAATATAATGTTATATTATATATCTATCACGAATTAATGTAAAATCACTTGCCTGGAGTTGGAGTTTTACCGGAAAAAGAATATGCTACACAAACTGCATCGTCTGTTTTTGCATAAGAACAACGTACAGACATTGGATTAACGCCAGATGAAATAGCATCTTTAATATTAGATGCCATTAGATTTCTATCATTTACGTGATAGTGGGTAAAACCAGCAATAGCAATAATCAAAACTAATGATACACATATAATGAAGATTGAATCAATCTTAAAAAAATCTTTCATATCTCTTTATCCTTTTTTATATAAAAAATATGTCTTCCAATTGTAGTACTATGCTCTACATTCTTCCATCTTGGATTAACGTAATCGGCATGGTAGAATAACGCGCCATTAGTTGGGTCGCTGATTCTTTCATAATTAACATATACGAAAGAAGCAATGCTAAGAATATTCTCATAAATTTCATCTCGCCTTTCATGAAGTGCATTACTTAAAAACATTCTTTTCTCTCGCTCTTGACAATACCAAGAAAATTGACAAGTGCTTTTTGTCTTCTGTGTAACAACTTCGCAAATAGAACTCGGGAAATGTTCAGATCTAGTTCTATTTAAAGTTACGAATGCTACTGCAACTTTACCAGCATTTGGTTCGTATGCAGATTCATAATAAATGTTTTCAGCAAGACATCTTACTTGTTTTTGAACAGAAGGTGTAAATGAATCAAACGATACTTGAATTACATTTGATTGCTCATGCTGAATGAAGTAATTATAGATTATTGCAATGAATGGCATTAATACCAAAGACAGCAATATTAGTCTTTTCTTCATTTTATCTCCTTAAAGTGGGAGGGCGCAAGGCCCTCATCCCTATCAGGTTGACTTTTTGGTAGTCTTTGTATCTAGTGGGATATTTGAAACGAATCCATTAAGTGCTGTTGCTTTAGCAATAATGTCTTGTTCGGTTGGGATAGCGGGGAATCCTGGATGATCAGGAATTACACCACCATTAAGTTTAGCAGATTCGACTTTTACTTGCCAGTCGTTGCTAATTTGTTCACGCTTACCGTAATACTCGTCGTTAAGCATGTCTTTTGCCATCTTGAGAAGTTCAAGACGGATTTCAAACGGCGTAAGATTTGCCATAGTTTTTCTCCTTGTGTTGTGTAAAGTGTAATGGTGGAATATTAAAGAGGGTCCACCGGCCCTCTATTATTTATTAAAATGCGCGAGTGTAGTTCAATGTGGTTTGAACCAATGCTCCATCACCGCGTTGCCAATCACGTCCCAAAGAAATACTATCTTTAGCAGTCAAAGCATATGCTGCTGAAAGACGAGTAGTTTTTGAGGTATCGGCTACAGCATTATCATATGCTTCACGATGACGATAACCAAGTTTTACTGACATTGGAGTAGCACCTAGTTTAGCAGTTACTGAAGGTTCTACTACGTAATATTGAGTAACATTAGATCCAGATTTTGCTTTCCAGCCATGACCAAGACGAAGATCAGCTTTCAAAGAAGAACCCAGAGGTTGACTGTAAGTCAAACCTAGTTCAGTGCGATTAGTGATAGCATTAGTTGCATCGTTCTGTGCTGCTGAAATACCAATATCACCAGAGAGTGATCCAAAGGATGCAGTCTTAACAGAAAGTGAAGTTTGATGCTCTTGTCCACCTGCATCTAAATCACGATTTGCATAACCAACTGTAACTGATTGAGCGTTAACTGAACCATAAACAGTCATCAAAGCCGCGAGGGCCATCATTTTCATTTTCATATTTTCTCCGAAAGTTAAAACAAATAGTAGGTTATTCTTGTAAGGAAACCTACTGAAACCTTAGAAAAGATTACTTCTTAGCTTCGGCTTTCTTTTCTACTTTCTTCTCATCTTTCTTTACTTCTGCTTTAGCAGCAGGTGCAGCAGGTGAAGCAGGTGCCGCAGCCGCTGGAGCAGCAGGAGCTTTTGCTGGCTCAGCAGCGAAAGATGTTAATGCGAATGCAGACAAAATTGTAGCGATCAATGTTTTCATTTTAGTTTCCTTAGAAAAAAGTTTAAAATATACTATCAACTTGTCAGATTCGTCGCAATGTGTTCAGTACAAGATACTAACGGTATCGGTTGCTGGCATCAAGCATAGACTAACTAACATTGGTAGGTTATTCTGTTACGAGGAAACCTACCGAAACCCTAAGCGGCGTTTAGGCTGCTAATGCGAACTTTTCATCGTTTGCGTTTACTTTGTTTTGCTTCTTCGGCCGAGTTCCCCCAACCCTACGGTTTTCACATTACCGTGCTGTCCACTCTGTTACTCTTTGCCCTGTCGAAACCATGACTGGCCCATTATAAAACACACTACCAGTCCCTGGGATTCGAACCCACTTCTCTTGTAGTTTACCACGACTTTTACGGTCGGGCAAGCAATGTGTTTTATGGTGGACCAGGCGGGAGTTGAACCCGCGTCCAGAACACTTTTCTCTTTGCTTCATACAGCAATATCTATGATACTATTATATACTAATTACGATTATTTGTACAATTATTTTAAAAGATCTAAGATATCTTGATCAACAGACGCAGTTAAGAACGTCTCTTGATTTAAAGTTTGATTTTTTAGAGGTTTATTCCACATTCTTAAGCTATCTTCACGCTCTTTCTTTTCAATTTCCGGAACATGTATACTCATAAGGTGAGATATAAACTGATCCTTTGAAACGCCGTGAGAAGAAAAAGCCCAGTCTAAAGTCATTTCTTGATCTACATCATCTATTTCAATAAAGTCATTAAGTCTATTATATGTTATTTCAGATTCGCCAGCAGCTACACTAGAATGTTTTCCCCTAGTAAAAATAACTGTCCATACAACTTTTTGTATTATATTTTTATGTTTATCATTATCTTTCACATATACGTTAAGAACGTATGCTTCATGTTTTATGTCATTCATAATTATTCAATTTTTAAGTTGTAGTAGGTTCTTCTTTTATAGTATGTTCTTCAACGTACTTATCATATTCTTCAGATGAAACTTTTTCTAAAGTTCTAGTCAAAATAATATTATTTTCCATATTATGTTTAATTCTTAAGTTCCATTGTTCAGATACTTCTGGATTTGCAGTAAAATTATTGAGTTCTTCGAGACCAAAATACCAATTGACAAATGTTCTTTTGTAATTACCGTCGTAATATGTTATAGAACTTCCTGGCATAATTTGTCCGCCATATTCTTCAATCCATTCTTCTGGTGGTTTAAACCACGGCACGTTAAGATCGTATCTAGTTTCAGTAATACTGCTTTTAATCATAAAATCTCCTGTTTTATAGGTGTAATAGTAGTATTTATGCGTATCATTCTTCGTCTAAATATTTAACTACGTCTTCTTTAAAAGATATTGTTAATGAAATTCTTGGAAATTTACATTCTCGACAAAACACCGTATGAGGCTGTGATGTTCTAATAATAGTAGGTTGTAATAATTCAAATTCTACTATAGGCTTAACGGTGTCTCTAACTTCTCGAGGCCATGTCCAAACTTCTCCAGGATACAAATCTTTTTTAGCTTCTTCTTCTGGAGTGAATTTAAAGAATGCAGTATAAGAACCCTTACAATTGGCAACAGGAATATTCAATCTTGCTTTCATTCCTTTATTCAACCTACTTTCATGATCTATATGAAGTGTAGAAGTATCTCCATTTAGTATCAATAAAGTCATTTCATTTATTTCACCAAACTTAGATATTCCTTCTCGAAATAAAGGATTTTTTTCTAGAAAATCATCGTTATAAGATGAGTCTAAAGGATTCCAAAAATGATTAACCCATTGAAATTTACTATTTTTGTTTAACTGATAGTATCTTAAAAAATCAATACTATATTTTTCAAACTCTCCAGCTTCAACGTGTTTATAGTACTTCATCTTTTATATTCTTTCCCCAATCGCTAGCATTCCATGCACGTTCATGAAAGAAGTACATTATGCTATTAACTACTAAAGCAAAGGTTACTACTCCAAGGCCAACCCAAGGGTTTCCACTGGCAATCCATCCACCAAAGAAATTAGTAATAGTAACTAATACTCTCCAAGTTATAACTTTAGCAAGAGAGCGTGGAATTCTTTCTTGAAATTTTGATTTAACATTAAACATCTATATAGCCTTTCATTTTTCCAATATAATAACTATGTTTGAATATTTTCATTCTATCTGCTTTACCATTCTTATATAAAATATGATCTGGTATTTTTTGCTCTAAGAAAGAGATTCCTCTTTTCCATGATTCATATTGTTTATTTAAATGTGGATCTTTTCTAAACCAAGTATCAAACTCAGTATTCCACCACATAACAGATTTATTAGTTTGAAACCAATTTTTATCCCAAGTGGTATATACTACACTTGGAAGTACTCTTTCATGAACAAGTCTATTTAGATCGCCAGCATCAAAATCTACACCATTGATATTAGCATGCAATCTCCAATAAAATATCATTCTTGGATTTTCTTCAATCCATCTTTTAATAACGTGAGCTTGTTTACATAGCATAGGTAAACAATTTTTACTCCAATAAAACATTTCCACTTTTACATTATCGTAGTCATCATTAAAATCATTAATGGTTGTAATATTAGCAACAGTATCAAAGAAAGATGTATATAGACCACCTTGCACTATAGTAGTCTTAGGTTTCTCCAGTCCAACTATAATAGCAACTTTTAAATTCTTATCAAATTGTTTTTTAATATTTCCAAAATGAAAATAGTTATATCGAAATAATTGACCAATCGATAAGTGATCATTTCTATTTAATACCCAGTCAACATCGTCAAACTGATTCATCGAATTTAAAACTATATCACTTACATCTAGTACAGTTATTTTAGTTCTTGGAGATTTTTCACTAATATACTTTAATCTAGGAACTGCTTGCAATTCATGCTCAGCAGCAAAATTCCAACTACTTTTTATATTACGATCTAATATTGTAGTTGAACTAGTAGCCTTTGATATATGATTAGTTATAACTTCATCAATGAATAACCCTTGTCGAAGAAATGCTTCTAATATATTATTAGTATCAGACCCTCCACTATAACTAAGAATAATATAATCATATTGTTCTCTTAGCTCGCGTGCACGTTTATCGTAGAAATAATCTAAAGATTCTTCAGGTTCTATTTGCCAAGGGTATTGATCAAATAAATCATCATGAAATATCCATCTTACTTGTTTATCGACAGTGGTGGAATATATTAGTGCATCAACTTTAGATTGAAACTCTATACCATTGCATAGATAATATCCTAAGTCTTTGTTTATCATTTTTCAAATCCCATATCATCATAGAAAGTAGATGTTAGTTCCATCTTTAATGCTTGTCTTATTTTTTCTATGTCGCTTTTAGATACATTCTTAGAAAACATTGTAATGAAGTTATTATTATTCTTTAGTTGATGTATTGCTGTAAAATTATCGTTTGCTAAAAATTGTTTTGATCCAAACGACACTAATGCATAGCTATCTATCTCGCCAGTTAAAACTGCTAACATTCCTTCTGGTCCAGATTTATATGGAATTGGTAAGCACTTAATTATGACATCACATAATTCATTCATACCGATGAAACTATATGTACCTTCACCGCTATGTCCAAATATTATTTCTCTTCTTTTTGAAAGATTTTTTAAATCATCAAGTGTTCTTATGCCAGACTTTTTAGATACAAATATGTAAGTGGAGAACTTTCCTATTTTATAAACTTGCTCAACTTCATTAATCACCGGATGATTAAGAATTTCTGGAGTACTAATAATTATCATTGGCTTATTACTAGCCATCATATGTCTCCACGCAATTGTATGAGCCCCTCCCGGTTTATTAAGGACAGCAAATTTTAAATTGGTTTTATCATGAAGAACTTCTACTACTCTTCTCGTAATAGTATCAGTAGGTCCACCCGGAGAAGCTGATGCTATAAAATCAATGACTTGAGAATTTGTTATAGTAGAGAAAAGTGATAGTAATAAAAATATAATGTATTTCATTTAAATGTTGTTGATGAATTGGACAATAATGCGTCTTTATAGGATTTAGCATTTATGGCAACTTCATATCTTTTTACATTTGGTTTTAATGTATTAAATATTTCATAAAATTCTCTATCCCAATATATCTTACGTCTATATTCTAAACCATATAGTTCGCTCTTACTCTTCTGCATATCTCCTGTATATTGCACATCGGTAAGCATAGAATGATGTAACTCTAAATCATATGTATAGAAACCACCAGGATGCGTACTATCATATTCATTAATATAAAATTCCCATTCGCAAAATTCAATGATGTTAGTTTGTTCCGTTATAGTATTAGTACGAATTGGAGTAAAAGGTTCACCGGTTCCAGTTATTAATTTGCCACCTTTATTAGAAACTATATCACAAATTTCTAAATTGAGCGCACTCATTAAAGAATAGTATCCTCTTGGTTTTGCCCACTTAATCATTTTCTGAAACATTTCATATTTTTCATATATGACTATTTCCGGTTTTATATTATGCTTTTTATAAAACTTTATAGCATATGTCAATTCCATTTTGTTATAAGGAGTGACAATCATAATTGGAGTTACTGGTAACTTATTTTCCAAGAATACACTTAATACGTACTCAGAATCTAATCCTCCACTATACATTACGTATACGTTGTCATGTGAATTACAAATTTCATTTGCAACTCTAATAGAGTTATTCTTAAACGTATCTTGTTTAAATGGATAGGGATTAATTGTCATAGTGAAGTCACATAAATTATGTTCACTTCTATCACATAAACTAGTAGTCACCCAATTATTTTTGATCATGTTATATAGTATCTTTTAGAATATCTATGAGGAATGGTAATATTCCCAAGTCTGTCTCTTATTTCACGAACACCAGAACTAAACATATCATATACATCTGAGTTTTTAGCATTCTTTAAATATGTATCTCTTAAACTCAGGATAGTAGATTGACTTTTTTTACTTACGAATTTTAAAGGTCTCTTAATATCATATATTAATTCATGTATACTAAGACCATTAATATATTGTACCATATAATCTTTGTCAAATCGCAGATTTAGATTTTTTTGCAGATCTTGATGACGCTTTATAACATGTAATTGTTTTACTAGAATTTGAGGGAATGTAGGATCCCAATAGAAGTTGATGACATCGATATTGTCTCTTCCTTTATAGAATCCATATGAATTTAACACGGCGTCCATAAATGAAAAATAATAGCCATCTCCATCAAATGATAAAGAAGGTTTATCTCTTCCAAATATGATTGCGACTTTTTTATTTCGCATTTCAAATGGAACTACATAATCGTGTATATCTTTCCAAACCCAATGATGAGGGCTAAACCAACTACCAGTTTCCTCAATCCAGCTTTTATGTTGAGCAACTGATAGTGATTTAAGTTGAGGGAAGTGTTTAGTATAATCTAAAACTTGAAAAATATTCTTTAAGCCAAGATCTTGTATGTAAGGAAATACATTATAGTACAATTCTCCATTATGATTAGTATCGTCTCCAACATAAGAATCTTGAGACAGCGCTCCAACAGATAAGATCTTATCTAATTTAATGTTGTTAAAATGGAATGTTTCTAATATGTTAGTAGAATCTATACCACCACTGTAGCATAGAATAACATAGTCATAGGCTTCTCTTATTCGTTTAGCCTGTTCAACGTAGTAATCATTTAAAGAAAGAAGTGGTTCTGTCTTCCAATCTACTGCATCATATAGATGATCGTGATAATAAAGACGACATTCTTCACGCTTTATAGTTTCATATTCTATTGCTAATAATTTACTATGAACTCGTGTGCCATCTCTAAAATAGTATAAGTTATCACTTTGGTTGTTCATTTAAAATTGATAATATAAATTCATCTACTTCTTCTGAAATAGATTTTGGTGGAGTTGTTGCTTCAATGGTTTGAATACGATATTCATCTATATGGTCATCAGTTAATTCAATATCAATAGATGAAAATTCTCTATTAACAAGAGATTTAAATACTGAATGATCTTTTTCATGTAATTCTATTTGATGTCGCCACATTTCTTGTGGAGCTGAAATTTTTATAGCACGCAAGATTTCTTCTTCTGTCATGTCTTCACGATAACAAGCTACTCCCATTGAAGTAGGAAGACATCTTTTATCATTTGGTATAAATGAAACTATAAATCGTGCTAAAGTTGGGTTGTATTCTTCAATAATAATTTTAAAATCTATCAATTTCATTCCTCAAACATATGCATTTATTATCATATTACGAGCAGTACCGCCCGGTGGATAATACGAACTAAGCGGTGTTATATTATTAGCTTTACTTATTTTAGTACAAAACAAACTACCAACCATAAAATTTTCTGTACCATAAGGACTTGATAAAGTCATGTCTATAATCGCACCTGTAGATGGATTTCGCATCGGAAATGTAAATGACGGTATAGTCCCATCGTTTACAATTGGGTATCCAGTAGGACAAGACAATGTTAATACTATAGAACCATTACCGCTCGAATCATAATAATAATACCATGCTCTTGGAAAGTATGAACCATTTACAGTAATAAAAGTAGATTGTACACTAGGGGTGCCAAAAGCATTAGTATTATTACCAGCTGCGTTTCCAGCTTGATCATAACCAGCTTCTCTCCATCCACCATAGTAATAAGTATAACTACTTAAATACTTTCCGCTGCCGGTAGTAATAGTTACACTACTTTGTGAAGACATCGTGAAATATCCTGCAGTGACCGCCGTAAGAACTCTACCAGTAACACCTTGAAAAGGACTCATACTAATTGTTCCAGCATTACTACTAACAGTAGGTGCTGGACTAGTGCTAGCACCAGTTGGTATAGTAGAAGGAGTACTAGAAGTAGCTGGTGCTACTGCTCCACCAGGAGTAGCAACGTTATTATTATCACATTTAGAATTTTGCCAAATATGTATGTCTATTTGTGAAGGAGCATTTTCATAAAAGATAATTTCAGTAAGCATTGTTGGAGCATCAGTCGTTCCACTAGTAGTATTATTACCTTCAATGCGTATTCTATAAGTTCTATTAGGAGAAGTTCCTTGAGCACCATAATAAATTTGTTGACCTGAATTATCGGCACCTCCCCACACTATTTTAGGATAAGGAGGATTTGAAGCGCTTAATCCACTATATGCAGTTGATCCAGTTCCAAATGTGATATATCCATTAGTTGCAGGATATACAGTAGTATATGCAACTCCTAGAAAGTTTATTGACCAAGGGATAGTTAGTGCCCAATACCCATCATCAGCACCTCCACTCGTCCACCCGCCAGTAAGTTTAGTTAATCCAGAAGTACTTTCAAAACTCAATGAAATTTCTGTTGGAGCTCCAGTAGAACCAGTAATACGCTGTCCCACCCACTTACCGCGTATAAGATCTGCAACTTTAGCACTACCTGTAAAAATTCCAACAAGACCTGCAGGATACGCGCCTCCTCTATAGTAGTCAGTTAAAGCAAGTTTGTTAGCGCCTGCTCCATTCACTGCTGAGCCCCCGCCATACGCAGATCTAATTGTAGACATTGATATTTCTGGCATATCTATAAAAAGTTAGTTTAATTGCTATATTTATTAAGAGTTATGAATCTTAGAATACGTTTCTCTAAGTTCTAAGAAGTCTCCAATCCAATCATCACGTTTTTCAATGAATACTGAACAATCTGGTTTTTCGTCTACTGCTATTAAGATTACAAGTCTATCTACAGGAATTCCAGTACGTTCTTCGAACATAACTGCATAAGCTGATGTTTGCATGAAATAACTATGAATATTATCTCGATGCTTTTCTTTTGAAGAGGTTTTAAAGTCAATGATCGATAGCCGGCCATTATATTCTGCAATGCAGTCTACAGTGCCAGCTACTTGAAGATGATCTGAATAGAGTTGAGTCTCGAGACAATATATGTTATTGATTTTCTCGAGTTCAGGTTTTATTGACCTAAACGCTTCTAAATCAAATATGTCAGGGTTGACCTCTTGATTGAGGAGATAATGCTCGCAGAGCGAGTGTATACGAGTACCTCGTCTTGATGCGCGACTTGACACTCGGTTCGCTTCTTCTTCTCCGACTCTTTGTCGCCATTCACGGATTTGTGACTGTGAGTGGAGTCCAAGGATCGATGTGACGGAGGGGTAGGCTTTACCAGTGGGTGTCTCGTAACGGCGTCCGGATGGCGTATCGATTCTATTGAGTTTGGGTATGTCATGTTCGATATGTTTAAATAGAGTCTTCATAACGTAGTTTAGCCAAAATATAATCCTTAACTAAAGAGCTACGGACAATATCATCAGGCGTGAATTCAATCTTTGTAAAAGCATTCATATGGTACGCAATGTCGAAGAATTTTAAGATTCCTGACATGTCATTCTTTTTCTTATTTAGGTCTGTCTGACGATAGTCACCACACCAAATAATCTTTGAACGATAACCAACACGAGTCATTACCGTGTCGATTTCTTCAAATGTTAGATTCTGCATTTCATCAACGATAATGATTGCATCATCAAAAGACATTCCTCGAATAAACGAGGTTGATATAAACTCAATATGTCCCTGTTCTTCTAATCTATCCCAAGCATCTCTACGACCAAATAGTGTATCACAAATTTGTCGATATGGTTGCTGATAGATTTCCATCTTCTCGGATACATCACCTGGAAGATGTCCTATTTCACGTGATTGTACTGCTGAGCGTACAACAATAATTTTATTAAATGGGTTACTCTTATCGAGTACTTCTTCTAATGCTTTATATAATGCACAGAATGTTTTGCCGGTTCCTGCGACTCCATGTAGCGCTACAAAATAATCTCCTCTTTTATATGCATCAAAAAATAATTTTTGATTTTCAGTAAGAGGGGAGAATGTTTTTAAATCATCAATCCTTATCTTTAGAGAGTTATTCACGGGTTTATACTTTTCGCTTGATTCATTATCAACTGATTTTAGCGCGGTTTTTCTTACCATTAATACTCCTAGTTAAAATGCATTCATTTTTTTCAGGTCGCTACCTGGTGCCCTTTCATGTATCTTTTGTAGTACTTCTTTAAATCCAGTATCTTTCTTGCGCGCGCCAACGCGAACAGGATCGCATATCATAGGCGCTCCTGTTATCATAGTTTCGATGTGGGGATTTTCTTTGAGGTACAGTTCACGAGCAGAAATGCTCATGAACTGTTCGAACTCTTCACCGGTATTAGTATTGCGAAAGTTGTAGGTTGGCATGCTTAGATTCATAAAATGGCATTGATATAATACGATCCCTCTTATCATCACGTTCGATGTAACAGGCATCTCCATATAAAGTATTTATACCATCTGCAAACCAGTTAGGCATAGGACGATTAGTCCAACGAGACATTTTTACTTTTTCGCCAAGATAATACGCACGGTATGATTCGATTGTATACTGTTTAGTAGTACGATCTAGTTTATACTGATCTGGCATAGCACGCCAAGGAGCACTATAAGGCTCGTGCATATCGATATTTTTAGGAGGACGAGCCAAATAAGTCAATAGACGTTCAGATGAGTGATGCTTATTGTAGCGGTAAGTGTATTCTTCAAGAAGACATGTCCACATGTTAAACAACCAGCGGTAGTTTTGTTCACAGTGTCTGGTCCATTTTGCAGATGGATGGTTGAGATGAGTAGCGCTATAAAGCACAGAATCACGATCATCAGAAAGAACATATCGCTTTTGTTTTCGACCTGACTTAGACAACCCAATAGACTCAGTACCATCAATAACACGATGAGCAGTAGAAAGAAGTTGAGCATATTCAAGGATCATTTTAACGACGTGTTTGTCATTATGCATTTCAGCACAGGTCTTGGGATCGTGGTGTAAGTAAAAGATGTTCATAATATATTATACCACAAATACGAATTATTTTGTATGTTCAACATAGGGAAGTTGAATACGAGGGATTGGCATAAATCCACTACTATGAATTGCAGTGCCTGTATTATCATGAGTAGTAGCTTGTGCTTGAAGTTCTACTTTCATAATCTTATCATCTTTCATATATTCTACTACTTGAAATTGATAAGTTACTACTTGACAAGATGAGATTGTCAGTATTGCTTGACTATCGAGTTTTTGTGGCGTAGAAGGCGAATATCCGTACATTATAGCTCCTCAATTTTAACACGTGGAATAGTAGTCCATCCATCTTCTTCAAGACGTTGAAGTTCTACTCGGGTGATATTTCCATTTTTATTAACATATTCAGCGACTCTGAATTCTTCATTTTTTTTAATGATGTTACCACCACTAATAGTAGCAGCATTAATTCCTGTACTACTGGCAATCACGCCATACATAGGTTGATGGGCGTTTAAAGTTATAGTACCACTATAACGAGTAGTATCACTTAGAGGATCTTCAGTTTGTTCAATTACCATATTTTTTGCTACCTCGTTACTAATTTCGCGTGCTAGTGAATTTAAGACATAATCTTCAATTTGATCTTGACTCATTTGTACTATTGTATAATTACTAACCGTAATTGCAGCAACTAGTTTCATTCGCCACCTTGCCACTCCAGATGAAGTCGTGATAGTTCGCTTAAAGTGAAGTTAATATCTTTATGTAAGATAGCTGTACCACCTGCAGCACGATAGTTCTCAACAACATGTTCTGTATCATCAACTAAGATATGCCAAGGATGCGCCAATTCAGCTTTTTTCTTTCCGCCTGGAACAATATTAGCTTTATATGGAATTCCATTCTCGCACAACCAAACAGTCTTTTGCCAAGTTACTTCTGAATGAAACTTATCTCCACCTGAAGAAGACAGGATTTCTACTGGCACGCGTAACTCATGAACAAACTGCAAAAGTGCGTCTGCATGCTCATGTTTATCGAGTGTACTAAAATTGGCACCTCGAATAAAAGTTTCCCAATTAGACCAGAAGTGTTTTGCACGGCGTTGAACATCAGTTGGTCTTTCGCCAAAGAGTTCTGTATATCGCTTATCAAAGTCAGTTAAGACTCCATCCATATCAAGGTAGATTTTCACTTGTTTCTCTCGGTATCATAATAATATTTTGAATGTTCAACTTCACTGGTGGATTCTTCTTCCCAGCGTTTAATATACTTACGCTTATCTTCATCGCCCCACGATTTAAGATAGTCATTATCTTCATTGAAGACACGAAGATATTCTTCATCTGTAATTACACGATGAGAAACGATTTGTTCACCAAGATGTTCTTGAGAGATTTCTTCAGCATCATTCATAACAACAGTATCGAGTGCCCATTCTTTTTTGCCAACAGGTACTTCTACTACATAGCGTATACGAAATGTAGAAACGCAATCAACTAACACTAATTCAGTTTCAAGTTTTGTCATACTAAAAGTTCCATTTTTATTGTCAGTAAATTTAATAGTATCTCCTTCTTTCCAACCAGCTTCTTCTAGAAGTTCGGCAGGAAGAGGGAGAATAGCATCACCAGTTTCTGGATCTTCTTCCAGAGTAATAGTATAGCGATTAGACATCAAAGTACTCCAAGGTAAAGTGATCTGCAGAAGCTTCGTAGTTAATATATCCGCGTGGATTACAGATAACACGTGTACTACCAATCATATAATCAAACTTATCATGAGTATGTCCATGTGTCCATACCTTGATTTGAGGATGATCTAAAATGAATTCAGACAAATCAGATGAGTATCCACCATTCATCAATGTATCATTCTGGTAACGAGGCTTAGTAGATTGTTTGCTTGGAGCATGATGTCCAACAACAACAAACTTGTCGGTCTTACCTTCAATCATAACACGAATATACTCAAGCATTTTCTTATGATCTTCAACTGCATCTTCAGGTGAAAACCGAGCAGTGCGCGTTTTAAACTTTACATTTCCGGTTTCGTCAAAGGTTCTAAATGATGCTTCACGATTGCTGTTATCGACAGTGCGAAAGTCATTCATCATAGATGTCATATGATATAAAGTTAACGCATCTTCTTTATTCATATCTGTCCAAAGAGTTCCACCAATGAAGGTGATATCATCGATGACTTTGGTTTCTTTATCGAGAAGATATACATTGCTGAGCATATTAGATGCCAACATTGATTTAATAACGTTTGCACTCTTAGCAAAGTCACCGTGATAGTGCTCGTGATTCCCCATTATATAAACTACATGAGGAAATTGAAATGAGCAACGCTTGAAGAAGTCAACGATGCGATTGCTGCGAGCACCGTCCATAATATTATGGGGATCTGGTTTTCCGAGATCAGCAGCGACGCAGATGTCACCACTAAGAATGAGGACATCTGCTTTGTCGGTATTTTGTAAATTGATATCACCAAACTCGAGGTGAATATCTGAAGCTAGTGCGATTTTCATATATTTTTTCCTATGGTTTATTATACCATAAAGACGAATTATTGTACAATCATGCGAATTAAGCCAATTGTATCAATTGTAGTTAACAGTATGTAGTTAGCCAACATGCCAAAAGATT